CGAACAACGACTTTTAAATCGTTAATAAAGAAATTGGCAACAAGGGTGTAAACCCCTCACCAGCGTACGTAACGCTTGTGAAGGTAAATTCACCTTGTCTGAATTAAATCAGCCAAAACGTTAGTAACGATGGTAATAAGATTATACTCGCCGCCCGAGTATAAAATGCGTGTTCCCGCACGCGGAGAAAGTTCAAGAGAAAACATTTTTAAAATATAGAATATGCAAATATGAAATATGAAAATATGTAATATGAAAAATTTTTATGTTTTTGTGTTTTCAGAACTAAAAGCAATAAATTGCTAATTATGTCAGATTTTACTGACTAAAACTCCGCGTTGGCATAAGTTGTTATGCAGTCTCACCATATTCCGTCTGATAATAGTAAAAGGTAGGGACACAATTATAGTACAAGAAACTAAAATCGTGACCAGCCATGACGTACAAGTCCACAATCGTGGATTTCGCGTCGTTACTAGTATCAGTGGAAAAATTCTTAGTGGAAACCACGAGCTCGATACCAAGTTCTTTTTCTTCTGGAGGAATAGAAAGAGCTGTAGCAATATTCGCGCTCGTTTGGAAACCAGTAGAACTGGTGAACCGCAACGGGGAGTAGTAGGGAAAATGGGCCATAAGACCCGCCTGAGTTGTTTGGTTGGTTAGAACACGACCAGAAGCGCCATTTGAGTACGTCAAAGAACGATACTTAGAAGGGGCACCAAGAGCCGGATTAACATCAATGTTCCAAGATGCTGGATTAAACCAGCCCTGTTTTGTAGTCAAAGACTTATCATTCCAATCTGTACTAACTGATCGCGCCATCGAAACAAGTTTCGATTCTTTAATACCATCAACGTTCGCATTGTAGACAATGCTACCACGAGCGCCGATATAAAGAGGAGCTATCATATTAAAAACAGAAGGTGCCGAATAACAAACTGGAAAAGTTGTAGTATTCGAAACAATACCTTTGGCATACGCAAAATTGTTGCGATTAGAGTTTTGGTAACCTGGAGCCTGCGGATAAAAGGGAAAAATCCACTTATTATACGTTCCGGCACTTACAGTATCCTGGCCCTTCTTGCAAACAAAGCAATTGTAAAAGGTTTGTCGATGAATTAATTGTCGTAGACTTTTAACACTTTCACCCATATGAACTTTAAAAATTTCTGGAGTTTCATTCTCCTGAGTAAACGTAAGATATTGTTTATCAGTAGAAGAATCTACAAGGATTTCCTCCGCTTGAGGGCGAAGGAAAGTAAAATTCGTAGGGAGATTTCTTGGATTGGCAAACTTAAAATCAGAACCCGCTCGTACAAAGGTCAGAATTTGGATATCTGAACTCGTTACAGGGGAAGTCTGTGGATTGAGTACGCTAATACACAGCGTACCGTTGAAATAGGAATTCCAATTGGAAATGACTGGCAAAGCCCCAGTTCCGAAGAGACTGGTAGGATTTGATGCATCTGTACCATAATTAGACATGAAAGCGAGAGCTTGCATGTAAGGGATCTCCATTTCAACTTCCTGAGTTTCACCAATGTCAATGATTTTAGTCATAGAAGTGGTGAGAGTCTGATCCAACTGTGTATCAGTAGCGGAAGAAAGATTAAATCGTGGATCCCAAGTAATACGAATACGACCCTTATGAAA